CACAGCGCGGTAGAGATGTTCAGTCAGATCAATTTCAAACTGGCACTATGGCAATGCGGCTTATAGATCAAAATGGAGATTTTAACCCGCAAAACGTAAACAGCCCTTATTACGGCTTGCTAACTCCTATGAAAAAAGTACAAATAAGCGCTACCTATGGGCCAACTACTTACCTAATTTTTAGTGGTTTTATTACTGGCTACTCAACTGTTACACCTAAAAATGTTGGAGAACTGCAGTACACAACCATTACATGCGTGGATGCTTTTAGACTGGCTCAAAATGCACAGATCAGTACCGTTACAGCTGCGCCTGCAGGCCAACTTAGCGGCGCTCGTATTAACGCAATTTTGGATCAGATCAATTGGCCAGCAAGTATGCGTGACGTAGATGCAGGTCTTACTTCATTGCAGGCAGATCCAGGCACGGCTCGCACAGCCCTAGCTGCTATGCAGACTGTAGAGACAAGCGAATACGGCGCGCTTTACGTGGATACTGCAGGTTTCTTTACTTTCCAAGATCGCAGCGTTACAGCGGGCGGATCAGGTAACCCTGCAGTGATCTTTAATAACACTGGCGTAGGTATTAGATATTTTAATGCTGTATGGCTGCTCAATGATGCCCAGGTGTACAACTCAGCACAAATCACACGCACAGGCGGCACAACTCAATCAGCTAGTAATGCTGACTCTATTGATAAGTATTTCTTACACAGCTATAACCAGCAAAACCTTTTAATGGAAACAGATGCAGTGGCCCTGCAATATGCCCAATCTTATGTGGCCTCTCGCGCTGAAACTACAGTGCGCTGTGATGCAATTACCCTGGATCTTTACACAGCTGATTATGACGCTGGAATCATTGCAGCCCTTGACCTAGATTTTTTTGACCCTGTAACAATTACCACTACCCAGTCAGGTAATTCCACTCTATCTAAAACCTTGCAAGTTTTTGGCGTAGCAATGGATATATCACCTAACCGTTGGCAAGTGACTTTTACAACTTTAGAGCCTGTCATAGATGGTTTTGTTTTAGATAGCTCTATTTATGGCTTACTCGACACTGGCGTATTGACTTACTAAGGAGACACAATGGCAAAACAAACCTACACGACTGGACAAGTCTTAACAGCTGCTCAGATGACTACCCTGCAGGCTAACGATTACAATCAAACCGTAAGCGCCAAGACTGCCAGTTACACCCTTGTGGCAGGTGACGCGGGTACTCGTATCACTATGAGCAACGCCTCGACTACTACTATCACAATTAACACAGGTGTATTTACAGCTGGCGATACTTTAATTATCACCAATATAGGTGCAGGTGTTTGCACTATTACAGCTGGCACTGCAACCGTATCCACAGGTGGTTCATTGGCTTTAGCACAATATGACAGCGGCACCCTTTATTTTTCAACAACAAGTGCAGCTATATGGAACGGAGCAAATCCAGGAGACATTACAGGTGTAACAGCGGGTACAGGTATTAGCGGCGGCGGTACAAGCGGTACAGTAACAATTACTAACTCAATGGCTACAGAAATTACAGCCGCAGGTGACATTATTGTTGGTACAGGTACAAGTACTTTTGATAATTTGCCAATTGGCACAACTGGACAGGTTCTCACAGCCGACACAACTGTTTCTCCTTACAAAGTTAAATGGGCTGCCGCAGGTGCCTCTAGTGGTCCAGCATTTAGAGTTTACAAGTCAGCAAATCAAACAGTCACCGCTGCAACATTTACAAAGATTACTTTTAACACTGAAATGTTCGATACGGATAATTGTTTTGCATCTAGCACATTTACACCAAACAAAGCAGGATATTATCAAATTAGTCTTAGCGTTCAAAGTTCGGGTTCAGGTGCTTTAACTGCGGGCTACGTTTGTCTATATAAGAATGGTTCAAGAGCGCAAGATTTTGCTTATCAGGCAACTTCATCAGGTCCAACAATGGGTGCAACTGGCAGCGGTGTTTTTTACGCAAATGGCACAACTGATTATTTTGAAGGGTATGTCTATTTACAAACAGCAGGCGGAGGCGAAAGCGTTAATGGTGTAGATGATTACAGAACAAATTTCAATGGTGTATGGATTAGGAGTTAATTAAATGACACTTTATGACCAAGTTATTGCCGCTTATCCTGAATTGGTGGGCACAGACAATTTTTACAATGGAACAATTCTTTTGCAAAATGACTCCGATGGTGATGGTGATTATATTGCTGTATGGAATTACACCAAGCCAATACCTTCGGGATTAAAACTTGGAAAGTAGCTATAACGGCTACCCAGCCAGTAAAGATCCAGCGGCAATTAGAATCAAGCCATACGTTGTTCAGGGTACAAACCTAAAGCTACGTTGTGCTGAGAGCGTAGGGCCGTTGCTTGCTGGTTTTGCAGCTGAGTTTCACCAATTGATAGAGCCGCTAGATCATGGCGCTTTAGATGATTGGGCGTACTGCTACAGGATGGTTAGAGCTGAGCCAACAAAGCTAAGCAACCATGCCAGTGGTACAGCTATAGACCTCAACTCTACAAAGCACCCGCTCGACAAAGCAGGCACTTTCCCAGCTGAAAAGGTGCCAATGATCCAGGCGTTAGCTAAAAAATATGGCTTGACTTGGGGTGGAGATTACAAAAGCCGCAAAGATGAAATGCATTTTGAAGTGGCAATCACTTCAATTAAAGCAAAACAACTAATAACTAAATTAGGGCTAGATGGAGTAAAACATGAGTGATATACAACAAGCTAATAACCCCGCCAGTACGGTAACGCTATTGGCATCAGGGGCAAAAACAGCAACAGGTGCAAGCACAGCCGTTGGCGGTTTTGCAGCTGCACGATTATTAGTACTACAGCTACAAGTGACAGCCGCAAGTGGTACTGCCCCTACTTTAGATGTAGTGGTGCAAGATACTGTGGACGGCACCAACTACAACACCATTGCCACTTTTGCACAAGCAACTGGTACAACACGCGAGGTTATCCGTTTAACTACTGCCTTTACAGATACCTTGCGCGTGTCCTACACAATTGGCGGAGTTACGCCATCTTTTACTTTTGCAGTCATAACATGGGCAGACTCAAATTGAACGCGCAACTAAAGGCTGCAGGCCTTTCCTATATCCGCGCAGCTCTCAGTGCTGCAGGTGCTTTGTATATGTCAGGTATTACTGACCCTAAAGTATTGGCTAACGCCTTTATTGCTGGGTTAGTTGGCCCAATACTTAAAGCCCTTGCACCTAATGAGAAGCAATTTGGCGTAGGGTCTAAGTAAATGACACAGGCTCAGTCGTGGCTTGCTTTGTTATTGGGGATAGCAACGCTTGTGGGCTGCGCGGCTGGGCTTGTACGCCACCTTGTTAAATACTATTTAGCAGAATTAAGGCCTGACAATAATGGCGGGCATAACCTAAGAGGACGCGTTGATCGCATAGAACTCAGGGTTGATGAAATATACAAATTGCTGCTTGAATCTAAGCAGTGATATTTCTTTGATAAAACCCGCGTATTGCATCCTGTTGGCTGGCACTGCGTATAACGCTCATAGGCCTAGTGTCTAACCCTTGGGTTGAGGCTGGGGAGTTTAGCCAATGCTGGTTATCTTTCCATAGGCTTGCAGCTACTAAAGCATGCTGTACGAAATAGGCCATATCACGGCCTCTTACTCGCAGACAAAACTCAGTCTCTATGAGCTTTGAGTTTTCCTTTAGCCAGTTTGTGCCTACTATCAACAGATCCCCTGGATTAACAGCTCTATCATCTTCACCAAAACCAAAACAAGTCAGTCGCCCATCCATTTTGTGATGGCTTGTCATGTCTATTGTGCCGTGAGGTTGCATGCGAGGTGCGGCCATTATCTTGCCCTTTCTATTGAGCCTCGGCGTGTCGCATCTTGTAATTTGTCAGAGTCTTCCCCTAACATTTGAGATGTAAAACACAACCGTGAGGCTAAGGGCTAGCACTCCAATAATTCAATAGATTTTTGGTAACACTTTCACAAAAGTGCATTACCGCAATGTAACTTATCGGCACTTTGATAATCCGACTAGTTACATTATGTAAACCTAAATTAGGCTTGAATTGCCTACTAGATGTTTACATAACTATTGATTTTGTATTGCTGCCCTATGGCCCCACCTTACCAGTTAAGGGCTAAAACAATGGATGCGACACAAGTGCCACCACTCATTTGGGCTGTGCTTCTAGCAGCTGCAACTTTCTACTTAGGTTTGCTACTTGGATCTAAATACACCTATCAACAAGGCCAGCGAGATGGTTACAAGCGAGCTATGAAAAAGGTGCAACGCTATGGGGTAGATCAATGAGCGATTTTCTCAAAGACTACGAAGGTGCCAATGACACCATTATTAGATTTCGCCGTGAGTTTCCCTTTGGCAGAATTACAACAGCCATTGCAGATAAAGAATTAGCAGCTGGTTGGATTCTATTTAGAGCTGAGATTTACAGAGAGTTTGAAGATCAGACCCCCAGTGCCACAGGTTATGCCTACGGCAATGTATCGGCCTATCCACAAAATATGAAGAAATGGTTTGTGGAAGATACAGAGACAAGTGCAATAGCTAGAGCTATCAAGCTGCTCACCCCTAGTACCACTCGCCCATCCAAAGAAGAAATGGCGCGTGTGGAATATGAACCAACACCCAGTAAATCCGAGGATGATCTTTGGGCCAGTCTTACTGTTAAACAAACAGAGATTGAAAGTGGTACCCAATCTTTAGGCACTGTTATTAGCCTAGTTAAAGACACAATAGAGGCTGCTCCTCCGCAAACACCTATGTGCAAACACGGATACATGACCTTTAAGAAGGGTGTATCAAAGACCACAAATAAGCCCTATACAGGCTATACATGTGTGAGCACAGACCGTAACGACCAGTGCAAGCCAGTGTGGCTGTAATGAGTGACGAGATGTTTACCCCTAGTTGGATCTTTGAAGCTCTGAAAATCGAGTTTGACCTAGATGTGGCTTCTTCACACAATCCGTATGTACAGGTGCCAACTAAACGCCTATTTACAATCAATGATGACTCATTAAATCAAGACTGGTTAGGCACAGTATGGATGAATCCGCCTTACAGCAAGGTGACACCCTGGATTGAAAAATGGATAGCTCACAATAATGGCTTTTGCCTTGTTCCCCTTTCTAGCAATGGTAAATGGGTCAATCGCTTATGGGAATCAGATGCTTACGTAACGTACCTACCGCCCAATATGGCCTTTATAGGTGGCATGGACGGAAAGATGGTCAAACACAGATGGCGTTGTGCTTTGTGGGCTTTAGGTGACAAAAATATTCAAGCGTTACAAAACTCAGGTATTGGCAAGGTGCGCTAATGGGAGAAATCTTCTTTAGCAAGGTAGGAAGCGGCCTTACCTCAACAATTCATGATGATGGCAGCATCACAACCTTGCCTGACAAATGGTGCGATTGCTGTGAGCTCAATAGGTCTGCAATTGGCGGTTTAGAGGTTAAAGATGTAAGCGGCGAAAAGGTTATGTGGCTGTGTTCACAATGTCGCGGATAGATGAAGTAATCCTGGATCGAAGCCAGGAAATCACAGCCCATCAAGCTGCACTTGACCGAGCTAAGGTCATGGATGATCGCTATTTCAGGCTATTCGGGCAAAAACTCAATTATCACGAAATGATTTCACAGCATGCCGAAGCTGCAGGTGCAGAGATAGCTGTAGCTGAGTGGCTAGGCATTACAGGGTTTAACCCCACCATCAACACTTTTAAGACTGAGGCAGATGTAGGTACAGGCATAGAGGTGAAGCACACCTTCCATCTGTCGGGTGCGTTGATCTTGCAGGAATCACAAAAGCAACGGCCTAATGACGTGTGCATATTGGTAATTGGTAAATCCCCTGTGTACAGGCTTATTGGCTGGATGCCCGCCTCAATGGCATTAACAGAGAAATACAAACACCCTAGACAGGCTAGTTACTGGATACCTCAATTCAACCTGTTTGAGATGCGATACCTAAGGAAGTCAATCTATGGACAAAATTAGATTTAATTGCAGGTTTTGTAAAAAAGTCACTGACCAGGTAGAGCGCATTGTGAGCCATAACATGCCTGAGTACGTCAAGGTCTTAGAGTGCTACAGCTGTGGCAAACTGTCTGTCTGTCAGATGGACATGGTCACTAGCTGGGCAGATGCTATGGATTGCGACTAATGACACGCCCAAAATCACGCATATTCTCGGCTAATCTTGACATGGGGGTGTATCGTGGACACTCACAGCCGCGGGAGAAATTAACTCCCAATAGAGAGAATCACTCAAACCCTAATTCGATTGATAAATCGCATGCTTTTAGGTTTGTACTCCTCACGCTAATACTCCTACAAATGGCCATACCTATGTCTGCATATAGCTATAGCTATTCTGTAGATCAATTGCGTTTATACACTCATAGTAGAGTTATTAACTATAAAGAGTTTGTATGTATAGATGCGATCTTATGGAAAGAGAGTAGATACAATTACCTTGCGCGTAATGGTAGCCACTATGGCATAGGTCAGATGAAGTCTAAGCGTTATCAATCTAAAGACCCCTATACACAGATTGATCTAACAATTGCTTATACACTTAACAGATATAAGAGTTTATGTAATGCATATGCTTATCATCTAAAGCATGGGTACTATTGATGAGTACCAGAGGTAGAGATCCACGTAACCAGCGTAGATATAAAGAGATTAGGTTAGTAGTGTTAGCTCGTGATCAGTACACCTGTTATTACTGCAACTCCCCTGACGCTATGACTGTAGATCACATAGTGCCTGTATCTAAGATGGAAGATAAACAAGATGCTTATGACCCTAACAATATGGTCGCTGCCTGCAAGCGTTGTAACAGCTCTAAAGGTTCGAGGTCACAGGCGGCTTTTTTAGCCAAGACGGCTAC